CTCCTTGATAGCTCTTTGATCCTAGTCACTGCTGCTTCGGCTGCTAGAGTCGCCCTGACTGGCTGCTGACTCTCAACTCGTGAGTGTACTGCTGTAGCACATGCACGCGTTGCGTATTGTGCACCTAATCCGTCGCTCAACTCGAGCTTGTGGTCGACACGCAGGAACTCACCGGTCGAAAAGACATTACACTTAGTTGCCTGAGCACGTGCGTTGATACGAGCCATTCGGCTGTGTACCTGGACAACTGCTTTTGTCGTACGAACAGCTAGAAGGACATCGTCACCATTGTGGACCGAGTCAACAACCCCCGGTGTGGATAGCGCACCTGCAATGTCCATATAGATGAAGTTTAGGGCAGTGTTGAGAAACGTAGTTAATCGCGAACCTGAGAGAAGAGTACCGTTCACAACGTAGGGCGCAGCCCCACTCGGGATCACTTTGACATCAAGCAGTGAGTCAGCAACCCACTGTATGGCGTCAGCTTGCGCCTCGCTCATCTGTCCCATAAAAGTGTCCTTGTAGGCCGTGATTACTGCAATCATTGACGCGGTCGAGTGCTGCGCGTTGAAATCGTCAAAGTCATAACAACATGATTCACTGCTCTCTAACATCAGTTTGAGCCTTTTGTGTACACGCTCTGCCTCTGCATCCTCGCCGACCGGGAACCTGTGTTTGAACACTTCTTCACAGTTATACAGCCCGAAGTGAGCAACCGTCGCTGACGTCAGGTCCACACCATAGATTGCTCGTTCTTTGCCCCATTCGTACTTCACCGACGGCCAGGCTCGGACTTGAGGTGGTCGCGTGAAGAAGGTCTTGATGTGTTCCTTACTCATGGCGTTAAGCGTAACAAACTTCGTTCTGTGACGGTAATTCTCCCGCAAGATGTATTGTTGGTCTTCTTCGTACTGTGAGTGAACGCTGCCTGATGGTGACCATTCCCACCGCGACGCAGTGAAGTCCTCTAACCCCATCTTCTTGTACTGGAAACCGTGTCGGGCACCTGTTTTAAATATGCGAACAGCAGCTTCATACACCTCACGGGGGTCAACGTCAATGACGTCAGGGTTAACTCGGTGTTGACGCTCCATATCCCAATCTATTGTTCCGACGCCCCTATTCACCAGCGTCTGCAGTTCGAACAGGTCCGTCAGGTCGACGTAGTTTGCGTTCTGTAGTGCTTTCATCGGTGTAGAAGCTTTCTTGAGGTTCTGCATAACAGTGTCAATGTCACCCGTCCATACCCAATCTGACGTTGCAACCTGCATGGCGACAGGCAATTTAACTGAAGCCACGTACAACAGGGCCGTTGCAGCAAAGGCCTCGGTCACCCCACTTATGCGACGTAACCGCGATAGTAGGACAGTCATGATGTACTCTCTATTGCGATCCCCAGAAAACGCTGCCCATACTTCCTCCGGTCTAATGTGAGTGTGATGTTCACCAGTTATTTTGGCTCGCTCAAACTCACCTTCACGCGGTGGTGACACTACC